TGATGTTCCGGCTGATGCTGTTGAGTTCAGAAACACTTATGCTTCTTCCGGAGAATTGCAGGAACCGGTAATACTGTTGTCAGCAATTGATTCGAAATTAGAAGAAACGAACGAAAACATAGAACGATTATCTAACAATCTTGTCAAAATAGAAGACTCTATACCTGTTATTGGCGAAAAGGATATAACATCAGTATCTTTTGAATCCGGTCGCGTATCGAATACTACCGGTATTGCTTCCGGAGCCGGAAGGCATTATAAGATAAGCTGCAAGGGTTATGCACGGATTACCGCACGCATTTATAGGAGCAGTTTTGGAGGAGCTACCGGAGTCGGCTATGCTTTCATGGACGCATTCGGGAAATTTATTTCCGGAGGTTCCAATACAGAAGCTCAAAGTGATTTTAGCACCATCACTATTGATGTTCCGGCTGATGCTGTTGAGTTCAGAAACACTTATGCTTCTTCCGGAGAATTGCAGGAACCGGTAATACTGTCAGACTTAATTAGCTATGAGGTCAAGGTTCTAACTGAGCAGGTGGAATCATTTTCAGAAGTAAAGGCTGAAACCAAGGATCTGCTTAATACCCGGCTGGGGCTTATTAGAGACGGATGCAAACCACTTAAAATCTTTTTCTTGGGAAATTCTTTTTCCGTACAGTCATCAAATTATTTCGTTAAGCTTTGCAAGGCTAACGGTATCAATGTAACTGTTGGAATCAGCTATATAGGAGGAGCAACATTACAGGGGTATGATCAGTATTATGGCAATACTGAAACTGATTATTATAAATACATAAAAGGGGAATGGGTTTCGCATCAGGATATTATTGGGTCCAGTTATAAGAAAAAAAATATAGAAAAATTGCAGGATGAGGATTGGGATATCATTTTTATGCAACAAGGTTCCGCTGCGGCAGACGCATATAACACGTATCAACCGTATGGGAAGAACGTCTACGATTGGTGCAAGAAAAACGCACAGATATCATTTGTTGAAATGAGATGGCTCATGCCTTGGGCGTGGTCGGACAAGAGGCTGGTATCCAATACGACATCCGGAGGGGCCACCACTAACGCACAAATGTATGAGGGTATAGCCAATGCCACCAGGCAAATGTTGGAGGACTTAGGTTACAAATTATCTCCTAATGGTACAGCGATCCAGAATTTATATCCCCAATATACACAGAACGATATATTCAGTTCGTCAGGAGACGGGCAGCATCTGGAGGGCGATATAGCTTTATTCACAGTGGGGTATTGCCTTTTCCGTACGATTATTCCTTACTATTATCCAGACGTTAATATGGACTTGGTATATACGGATGAGAAAATTAGTGCTGACATGTTTGCTTCTGCGAAACAAGCTGTTGAAAATGCAATTAGCAATCCATATGTACAAACCTCCATAGTAGAGTAACCCGGAAAGTTATCAGTAACACTCAAAATATATATTTATGATACGAGACCTAATCATCAGAATAATGAACTATCTGTCCGTTGAAGTACACCCGGATGCAGAATGGTAAAAGTGGAACAGGATATATGGAGCTTAATACAATAAACAAAACAGGAACTTGGAGCGAAACGGCAGACCGCATCAACAGCAACTTTAGTAAGATCTCCATTGAGGTTGAAGAGATAAAGCAGAACGGCGGTGGCGGCAGTGGTGGCGGAGGGGGCGATGTCACTAACGCCGACCATGCCACATCTGCATACACGCTGGATAAGAATACGCCTGTGCTTGACTGGTTCCTTTCCGCATTGAACGATGATGATGCGCAAGGGATCATTAATTACCTCAAAGGTCTTAAGATAGCCGGGAATCTGATAAACCGCATCGTAAAGCAGGGTGACAAGGATGTCACCTACACCGATGAGGATGTGATGAGCGCATTGCGTGTAATGACTGAGATAGAGAACAGTGCGGAGAAGCTGAAAGAGATATTCTTGCGGAAGGACGTGGCGGATTCCACTAAGTACTTGTTATCCTTACTGGGCGGAGTCTTGATTAAGAAATATGCCAAGTTCGGTGATTTCGTTACTGGTGTATCAGGTGGATACATAGACGAAAAGGGCAATCTTGAAATGGAAAGCGGTGTATTTCGTAAGCGTTTGTTTGTCCCGGAAATAGCCTATAACCGTACAACCTATTTCAAAGGACGTATGGTAAACTCCCCCGGTGGCGGTTGTAGCGTATTGTCATACGTGGATAACGGCGATGGAACCTACACCATCACTCCCGATCTGACGGACGCGGACGGATTGAGCCAGTTTGTTGATGATATCCTTACCACCTATTTTGTGACTAAGAATAGCGAAGGCAAGCTGAATGGCTTTGAAGAGATGAAATTCCGGGTGACTGCCGCAGATTATACCGCCAAGAAGTTTACTGTCATTCCCCGTCCGGGACATTCTGACTGGAAACCTGCCGAGCAGATGGTATTGGCACAAACAGGTAACTTTACGGATCCGGAACGTCAGACTTATATACTTATTGATTCAGTCAACGGAAACAACTGTATTACATTCTTTGACAATGCCAACACTTGGGACCCGGAACCAACGCAGATGCCTGCGTGGTTCGGCAAGAAAAAAGGCATGACTGTAGCCGGTATTAATGCGGACAATTACTCGGCCGTTCTTCAAAACATTATCATGACCGGGCTTATCTTTCAGGTGGATGAGATCACCGGACAGACAGTGCGTGTTCCGTTGGACAAAGGTGAATGGACCGCAGGTAAGTATGCCTACTATAACCGGGTGTCACACAACGGGGCTTTGTGGTTGTGTGTTGATGATAACGGAACGACAACAGAACCGTCAGATGATAACCCGGCATGGCTGAAACAAGTGGCGGAAGGGCAAAAAGGTGATCCGGGATTGTCCGTAGTAGGTGGCGGTCATTGGGAATCCTCCAAAACCCCGTACAAAGCCAATACAATGGTCACTCTTGCCAACTGTGTCTTTTTATCCAAGGTGGAAACCTCCAATCCTCCCATCAGGATATTGCGTGTCAAAGGCGGCAATTTCTTAAGAAAGAAGGACGGTGGTTATTATCTTGCCGGAAAACCTGCCGACTGGGAGGTTAACGAAGACTGGGATATGCTGCTTGACGGGCGTGAACTGAAAGGAGAGAGTATCACTTTCCTTGGTGAATTTGCCACGGCTCCAGCCAACCCGAAAAACGGTGATTCATACCGTAACACAACTGACCGCGCCACCTACATCTATCAGGACGGAAGATGGCAGCTTATGATATCGGACGGGAAAGACGGTAAGGGCTATGAGTATATATACACAAGAGGCAATATCATAGATAACACCCCTGAAAAGCCGGACAGTCAGCAGAAAGATGGTTATGTTCCGGAAGGCTGGACGGATAATTATCTTGGTACGGACATAGACCATCAGGTTGAATGGGGTTGTACACGTTTTAAGGAAAACGGCGTATGGTCTGAGTTCAGTGATCCTGCCGTGGTGCATCGCTGGAGTAAGGACGGTGAGAATGCCATCATGGCGGACTTCGATAACGAGATGGTCAATGCAGCCCTTACTTCAGACGGGAAGGTCGTGTCCTCACAGACTTGGAATACAACAGTCAGCATGTGGTACGGAACGGAAAAGCTCACTCTTGACAGCATCACCTGTACACCTGACACAAATCTTCTGTGTGCGACAGACAAGAATACGGGAGTGGTGACAATATCGGTATCTGCCGGAGCTACTCTTGCTGCGACAAACACGGTGAAGATCACAATCAGGGCTACAAAGAACGGGCAGCAGTATTCCCGTGATCTTACGTTCACAGTAGCTGGTGTGCGTGGGGGAGCGAATGGTGCGGATGCCATTCTATACAGCATTGTCGTTTCTGCCAGTTCAGTAAGCAAGGACAAGAATGGAAACTACAGCGTGTCTTCCGTATCATGTTACAGACAAAAGTCAGTGGGGGGCGTGATATCCACTACGACGGACGGTATATTGAAATACAGCATAGACGGTGGAGCAGAAACTACCATAAACAACAATACAGCCATATCAAGCGGAAATTTCACGAAGACATTGAAGTTTGTCTTTTACGTGAATGACCAGATAGTGGATGTTGAAACCGTCCCCATGCTTGTAGATGGTAAGGACGGGGCTGACGGTGAGAGTATCACAGCCGCAGGTCATTGGGAGTCCGCCAACATTCCGTATGCGAAAAACAGTACAGTATCGTTTGCCGGAGGATCTTACTTAAGCAAGGTTCAGACTTCCAATCCGCCACTTCCGCTTCTTCGTGTGAGAGGTGGACGTTATCTAAGGAAGAAGGATGGCGGTTACATACTTTCCGGGAAGAGATCGGACAAGGCTGTCAACTCCGACTGGCAGGAAATGACTTCCGGTGTCGAACCGTCCGCTTCGTACTGGCTTGACAGCCCGGTAAGCACGATAAACTTCACGTCAACAGGCACACCGTCACCGTCAGCATTTGTTGTTACCATGAAACAGAATATAGGCGGTAATGTGAGCGATACGAATAGGTTCTATCTTGTCGCACGCAAATATAACGGAAACTGGCTGGCGCATGTAGGTGCTACCCTGAACAGCCAGATATCCGTTCCTGCAACAGCCGGATACACCCAGTTCGCCGTCCGGGCTTATAAATCCGCGTCGGACGCAAACGCATGGAATAATAATTTTGTCGCTGAAAAAGGTGTGGGGGTTGCTAAAGACGGAGCCATAGGAGCGACAGGAGCAACAGGAGCGTTTCCCCGTGACAGAGGCGTATGGGCTTCCGGACAGACTTACGTCTGGAATGCGGATTACCGGGATAAGGTCATATATCTGATAGGGGGAGTTTATTATAATTTCCTTGTAAAAAATTACGGCGCTTCCGTTACCTCTGCACCCACATCAGCCAACGGGGATTCGAACTGGGAAGCCATGCAGAAGTTTGTGAATATCGCTACTGATACCCTTTTCGCCGATGGTGCGAATGTGGCCGGATTCATGTTCAAAAACAATGTGCTTAAATCCCACAACGATGAAGGTGAAACTCTTCTTATCAATGGCGTAACCGGGTATTTCAAATGTAAGAATGCAGAGATTACTGGAACAATCACATCTACAAAAGGGAATATTGGTGGTTTTACCATATCATCTGCAAGTTTGGAGGCTGTTAGCGGAAATAATGCCATGCTCCTTTCCGCCAACTTGGTAAGATTTACCGGAAGTTATTCAAGCGTGTTTATTGGAGCGGATACTTTTCCTTCATCTAGTGGGGGGGCAATATTATGCCCATCCCGTATTTCGGTTAATAGGAATATAACGAATACGGCGTATGGCAATGTGGGCATGTATTTTGACATACAAGGTTCCCATGCTTATGATGATAATGATTTTCAGTATACCGGGAATCATGCGTTGTATATCGTCAAGGGGGACATCTGTGGGTTTAGGCTCAGATTGCGCAGAATAAGCAAGAGCACAACTTTGTCAGTGATGGATAGTGTTATCATGGCTGTAACGTCCGGTATTACGCTGACTGTTCCGTCCACTGCGGAAGACGGGCAGTTCTACTGGATAAGAAACGTTTCTGGTGGTGATGTGACCATAGCCGGAACAAATCTTGTCGGCTGGAATTCCGGGGAGGTCAGCACTTCGATAGGTTTGGCCAAGTCAAAGGCGGCAGCAATGTATTATGACAAGCATAATAACAAGTGGTTTATGAATTGGATTGATTGTTGGAACTAAAATGTAATGATTATGAAAATAAATTTTAAACAGTTCCCCATGTACACGGGGATAGACAAGAAAGAAATGGTTGCCTGTGATGTGGCATATAGCTTGGCAAATAACCTTTATACCAAAGTGCCTGATAATATCGGAGCGCATTGTCTTTCCGAGAAGATTTATAATGCGGAAGGCAATGTGGACTTAAGCGGGCAGGAGATTGAAATAATCCGGTTCGCTTATCCGACCTTTACCGGAGCATTTGCCGATTCGTTTGAACATTATTTGAAGACATATAAAGAGAAGGAGGAACAACATGAAAATTGAGAATTTGGAACGCGCCAGCCGGATCAATGACGAACTGGCGAAACTGAAGCTGGCGAAGGAAACGTTGAATAACGGCGGCTATGTCCGTATCTACAGCAGCACCCGGTCAAGTGCCGGATGTGTGGAACTGGATATAGCGAACTTCAATGATGAGGTGAACATGTGTATAGACAACCATATCATTGAGCTTGAATCTGAAATAGAAACTTTATAAAATTAGGATATTATGAGTGATTTGAATTTAGACAATATTGTTGGTTTTAAGGCTGTTGATAAAGACGGTAACGAACAGAATGTAACAGTGGATGAGATGGTGGACATGGTTTCCACAAGAATGGTTATGGCTTTGTCAGAAACTTCAACATTTGCTGCCGTTGCTGCAACAGGAAATGACGTGTATGAAAATGAACTTCCGACTGTGACAGATGCCGCAAATGTAAGAGTTTTACAAAGTAGCGGAGATGCCGCACAAATGACGATGCAGTCACTTGCATCAAAACTGGGGGAACTTCTGCAAATACCAAACATAAAATCGGTATCAAAAAACATAAATATATCGACCGAAACAGTTGTAAC